GCAGTTATTGTTGAAAGCGTAGTTTCAACATATTTGTCTGGATTATCAAGTGCTGAATTTTGTATCATATCCATATACGTTGGATGTTTCATTCTTATTGATACTTGATCCGTTAACTTGATAGTGTCAGACTGTTTTTCACCGTTAACTTCTACTTTAGTTAAATCAATTTCAACTTTGTTTGAATGCTCGCACTCTTTACACTTGTAAACTACAGAAGTAGATTCTCCTACGGACTTCGAACGAATCATCGTAAACATGTAATCTGCATCTGTAGTAGATACACGAGTAATATCCACATCTTCCACGCAGCTTTGAATTGAATTTAATATCGCATTCATCATCTGCCTTGGATCTTTTGATTCATTTGCAATAAGAAGATTCTTCTGTTCTTTTACAAGAAACGGCCTGAATCTTTTTATTTCGCCTGTAGACGGTTGCTTTAACTCGTATACAGGACTTTCATTCAATACTGGCAGAGCCATTATTTACTCCTTATAAAATACCACCAAGCGCTCCACCTAGACCAGCGGAAACTTTAAAGAAGCCTTGATTATCATCTACGGCTTTCCAATTGGTGTATGAAATATCAACTTGAATCTGAACCAGACCATCAAGTTCATTGTTTAATTCAATTGCATTTACTGTAGTTGGAAATGCATCAATCAGTTGTACTGAATATGGTGTGCCTTGACCGATACCAATGTCTAAACTGATTGGACCTATATTAAAATCCTTATTTACAAGCGGTTTACGCAACTGATGTATCTTTATGTCTCGTACATAATTGTCTTTATATGGTGCAAGTTGAAAGTCGTCAAATACTGTGTTTGAATACCAACTATCAAAATACTTCTTGACACCATAATCATTCAATGCATAAAATGTCATAGTCACATCTTGCACAGCATACCCATATGCCACCTTTTGATACTCTAAACCTACGCGCCTGTCGTTTGTAAGAACTTGTTTTCCCGGCAACGTTACTGAATTACATAAAAGATTAAGATCACCGCCACCTAAAGTACCAGAGGTAAGTAAAGAGGTTAATGTAGCAAGCAGCCCTCCGCTGGCAAAATCAGAAGGCAGTTCAACAAGGAATTGATTTGTTCTTGCAACACCAAGTTTAGAAGAAACGAGACCTTTAAGTTGATCAATAGTAGCCATTAAATTATCTTCCTTGAATCTTGATAAACTTTACTTGACGATGAGCCTGACCAATCTGCTGTCGGTAAGAATGTTGCTATCTCCCATTCAGGTGCCTCAACACGAGCAAGTCTTGATTTAACCTGACTAAAAAGATAGTGCTTTAAACACGGTTTATAAAATTTTAAACGAGCTGTTGCTTGAAGCATTTTATATGTAATTTGAAACTTTGTTGTCTCATCGTATCTTTTATTATTAACAGTTTCCATCAATCCATCTAGCATTTTTGCACGCAATACAGGTGGTAGGTAATGTAGATTTAAACCCATAAATCCACCAGGCGCGCCTTTGACTATAATACTGAGAGGAAACTGATCGTAGTATGGTAATGTTTCTTTATGTTTTGCGTCATAAAAAAACATATTCATGGAACCAATAAGAGGCTGAGATTTGTTTACAAGTTTTATTTCATCTTGTTGCATCAGTTCTCTGCGATTTATACGCCTCATGTCCTGTAATTTAGTACGAAACCATTGACGAGATTCGTCGCTACGAGGATTAATACCCGCACGAAAGGCCTGTTGCGATACTTTTTGAAATAGATTACTCATATCATTATTTATATGTTATCTCTTACGTTTTTTGCGATAAGGTTTTAATGGTTTTAACGGTTTCAGCTTCTTAAGAATCTTCATACTGTATAAAGTTTCTTCTGTCCATATCTGAAACTGCCAACCTCTGTCTTTTGCGTACTCATTTGCAGCTTCCCACTTATTCATATTCTTTACATATGTCATTGCCTCACCGATATATCGCTTTGATTTATCAGGTCTTTTTGGTGGAGCTGTCTCTTTGTCAGGTTTAATTTCAACTAAGATTGTTTTTCCATCATTAAATGTAATTTTAAGATCAACAAAGTATCTGTGTAGTTTCTTGTCGATATCCCATTTGTATGGTATAACAACTTCTTCAGAAGACCAACTCTTTACGTTTGGATTTGAATCACACCAAACAAAGCAAGCTTTCTCCCATGATGATCGATAAGTTACCTTATCAGGGTCTCCGCTGTACTTCGAAATGTTCTTTACTTTGTATCTACCAGAATATGCCATTTTTCGATATAAATAGATTTACGAATTTTTATTTATAGGAAAATACAATGGCATTATCAACACTTGCAGGTTCTAGAGCCGCAGCTAATTTACCAAATGCTACTTCATATAATCCAGGACAAAAAGATCAATTTGCTAATCCTGCAGAAGCTGCAGGACCTCAGCCATCGTCAAAGACATACAACCAACCGGTGCAGGCTCAGCCTTTAAGTAGTCCAGCTCCGTCACAAATTCTTAAATATCCACTAGATAATAATTATCTTGCCTACCTTCTTTTTAGAATGAAGAAGATTAATCCATGGGATATAGATATACAAACTGCAGCAAGCATTCTCGATAATCCTGTAATTACCGACGAAAAAGGTGCAGTTAATCAGCTGTTAAATGCAGCGGCCGGAGGAGATGCGTCAACAGATGATACATCTCTTAATGAAGGTCAAGGTGGATATGTTAGCGCTGGTAGTCAATTTAGCGATGAAGCTGACGCAGAAGAAGGAGGCGTTTTTGCTGCCAATAGATCATTTCAGCAACAGCAACAAGCAAAGGCTTCGAGAGAAGCGGAAAGAAGAAGAACTGCCGCTGTAAGTCAAAAAGACATCCTTGGAATTTCATCACAATATGTTACTGATGTTCCTGCAATTAAGTTGTATTTGCCTCAAGCCATTAATTTTAATGATGTTGTAAACTATAACAATCAAGCTTCTCTTGGTCCAGGCGGCGCGGCTGGTTTAGCCGCACTTAATGCTGGAGAAAGTTTTACAAATGCGGCAAAAGCTTTTGCTGGTGACGCGCTTGGATTTATAGGAGAAGCTTTAAATGTTGCTAACACTCGTAGCGATGTTTCAAGGCTTGCGCTTACAAGAGCTATACAAGCGGCTCCAACAGGACAGAGTATCAATAACACAGCTGCCTTAGGATTTCAGGTGGCGATTAACCCAAACACTCGCACTTTATTTGAAGGTGTAGTCACAAGAGAATTTAACTTTCAATTTGACTTCTACCCTGTATCTCAAGCAGAAGCTTTAGTTGTACAAAACATCGTAAGACATTTTAGAACAGAAATGTATCCTTCAACAATTGGACGAGGCGAGGCTGGTGTACCTATTGGATATAACTTTCCAAATGTATTTGAAATCAAACTTAGAATAGGAGACGTACAAGCTCCAATGCCTCAGCCACATCTTTGTTATCTTCGTAATGTACAAACAACATACAATCCGGGATCAATGAGTTTCTTTCCTGACGGCCAACCAACACATACCGCAATGACGTTGAGCTTTTCAGAGTTTAGAAATCTATCTCGTGAAGATATTGAGGAAGGCAGATAATGCAATACTTCAAGAACTTTAACTACGTAGACTATTTTTTTGGCGATGATTTCTTTCGAAAAGGCGGTGGTGATGCAGTAGCTGAGTTAATGCATGACTTATCTTCATATGTGCAAATCATAGACAGAGTAAAACAAAACGCTTCTTTCTACAGTAAGTATACTATTTTAGAAGGTGACAGACCAGACCAAGTATCTCAAAAATTATACGGTACACCAGCGTATCACTGGACATTTTATATTATGAATGATAATGTGCGCACACAAGGATGGCCTTTAACTAACAATGAGCTTGAAAAAAAATATGAAAGAGATTTTCCACATCAATATGTTGAAGTAAGAGCAGATCTTAATGGTATATTTAAAGTTGGTCAACAAGCCGTTGGTTCTAATTCTGGAGCAAGTGGTAAGATAATTAGAAGAAACCTTGATCTTGGTGTTATCATAATTGATAGCGGAACGAGCACTCGAAAATTTACAAAAGGCGAAGAAATAAATAGTATTTCTTATGATGACACGCCAGGAACAGCAACAGCTGTTGCGGCAGGTGAAGAATACAACGCACCATATTTTTATACTTCTGGTTCTGAGCGAGTTGATATAGACCCACAAGTTG